TTAGTTTGTATTTTTTTGACATCTTGCTTGATATCTTGCTCAATTCGAGCCATTTTTTCTTTATGTTCTGTCATTAATTTTTTCAATTCTTGTGATTTTTGATTTAAAATTGTTGCAAAACTCTTTACTCTGTCTGTGATTTCACTTATTTTTGAACCAATTGAGGAAATTTCTCCTTTATCAGATGCCAATTTTTGCTGTTGTTGAAAATCATCAACTTTCTGTTTATCCTCAACATCTGATTTTCTACCATCTTCAATTTCTTTTTGAATTCTACAAATTCTCAAATAATCTGTTAAAAATGGATTTTGTTCTTCACCATCAGGCATTAACTTTTTTAATTCAGTTTCAATTTCAACAGGGTTCTTTGTAACAGAATAAAGTTGTTCAATCTTTGGTTTCTTTTCTTTATACTCTTTTAACTGTTCTTCAGTAGTATTAACCTTCTCTTTAGCCAATTTCTCATCTGGTTGATCAGTTGAACTAATCTCCATTGCTTCTTTAAACTGAATGTAACTTCTTAAACGATTCATTTTCATTTATCCTCTTCTCAGACTAACAGCATCAATTGAGACATCTCCTCTAATAGAGCTAATTTTTTCAAATCCACCTTCGGACTTAATATGTTCGATTGCCTTTTCCGATCTATTTACTTTTAATCTTTGATTATTAGACGAGTCAACAATCCAATTCACACTAACAACTTGCCAATTCTCTTTAGAAAGAACTTTAAATTTCTCTCCTTTGTTACAATTATTTGGTCGCTCACCAGCTTCTTTTTCAAAATCATGCTGTATGTAACCACATTCAGCCACAGAATCAAAATTAAAAGCACCACCTTTAATAGAATCTTGCTTCATTCGTGTACAAGATATTAAATAAGGACCACTACCTTCTTCTTTCAGTGTTTGTATTTTAAATTTTTCAGTTGAAAACTTATAACTTCTACCAGAAGAACCTTTCTCTAACATTTTTTTCATATGATAAATTGATTGACAAAAAGAAACGTAATAATTTCCATCTTTAAACTCCTGTATATAAAAATACCTTTCGTAAGTATATCCACCGGTTTTGTAAGTAATTGAAAAGAAAGTACCCACTAAATCATTCGGATCTTTAACATCATCTAATTCCTTACCACCATCTATTTTATCAGCAGTAATAGAATCCGGAGTGTTATTTTGATTATTTTCTCTTTCGGTTATACCTTCAAAGTGAGTATTTTTAGCATCATCACCATCTTTATATCCAAAATACTTATCTAAGAATTTTGCTTGTAGACCACCTTTAGAATCACCACCTTTACCATAGAACTCATCACCATTTAACATATCGGTCATGAATTTTCTTAAGTTAGAACCAGCTTTTTCAATAAAATCGTTTCCAACTTTCAATCTTGTATCAGGACTAAATATTTTCTGATACTTCTTTTCTTTAAGAACATCTAAAACATTACTTTCCCACAAGTCAAAAAGTTTGTTATTTCTATAAGGACCACCACTTTCACCTGCGTTTTGAGGAGTTCCAGAACCAAAACAAGTATATTCCATAAATATTTTGTTTGTAACAGCACCACCTGATCTACCAGAAGGAATTACTTGTGTAGTGTGTATTTTATAAGCTCTGTTGAAACATTTAACAATCTCCAATACTGGATCCATTCCATCAATTACTATTGAGTCTTTAGCAGCGGCTAATTTTTTATCCAACTGTTCTTTTGCTTTTTCAGCATCTTGCTTACTAAAAATATATTGGTCGATATCTAAATTTTTATCCCACCAATCTCTTAAATCGTCAGCAAATTCTTTTAATGTTTGGTCTTTATCATCAACATTACCAGCAGCACCAGATACAACACCAGCACTACCTTGATTTCCACCTTGATTTCCACCTTGATTTCCACCTTGATTTCCACCTTGATTTCCACCTTGATTTCCACCTTGATTTCCACCTTGATTTCCACCACCTTGATTTTGATTGAAGTATGTTTGACCACTATTCATAGTGACTTCTTCTCTAACCATTTTAACAAAACCATTATATCTTAAAACCAAATTTTCTTTAGTCTCTTCTGATTCTTCTTTAGGTTGTTCTTCAATCATATATAAATCAAGAGCTAAACAAGGTTTCATTGTATCATGAAATAACTTAAACTCTTTTTTTATCTCAGGACTAATATTTGGATCATCAACCACACCACCCTTTGACTTAACAACACTCCAAAGGCCTTTTATAACAGAAGAAATTCCTTTTGTATCATTAAGTATTTGGTCGACATTTTCATCGATTTTAGTTTTAAGGCCTAATTCATTTCTAATTTGTTCATAAATTTTAATAATTTGAGAATTTACTCCTCCTTTTTCTAAAGATCCTTTTAATTCCCTCAACTCTTTCTTAGCTTCCTCTTTACCCATTTGTTTAGAAAAAACTTGAATTAGGTTTTTAAGAGATGTTCCAGCATTTACCTGAGATACATTCTCGAAAATAATACTCTCTCCAATACTTCTACTAGTCTTAACTTTTAAACTCACTAATTTATCCTCTAATTGTTTTTTCTTAGCCGGATCAGTTGTTGTTTTAATTTGAGCTTCAAGTTGTTCAATTTGTTTTTTAATCATCTCTTGAGCTTTAGGATTAGCAGTATTTGAAGACAATGCCATAAAATAAAGATTTATAACATGAATAAAGTTCTTTGAATATAAAAGACCAGCTTTTTTAGTAACTTGGTTAACTAAATCAGATTTTTTTCTTGTATCATCAGAATCCAAATTTTGGTCTTGGTCCTGGTCTTGATCCTGGTCCTGGTCATTATTTTTTTCAACTGGTTCTTTTAATGTATTAAGATGTTTTTCCAATTTCTTAAGTTGTCTTATAATCTCATTTTTGTTCTCAAATCCAGTTCCTAAATAAGGAGTAGCGGTTGTTCCTTCTAACTTACTTACAGTATCTTTAACTAACCCTTTTATCTCTTCAAGTGTATCAAATTCATCAACCGCATCAGGAGTTCCGTAATTTTGAACTGAAACCTTCAAAACGTCTAAATACTCAGAAACTAAAGCTAAATTAAAAAGAGCTTTATCTCTACCTTCCAAATCATTGAATCCACTACCAATTAGTAACTCATCCATAGCACTTTTCAATCGAGAAACAACAGGTTTAATTCTTACTAAGTTTGCACCAATTTGTGATTTTCTAACAATATTACTAAGTAATCTACCCAAAAGACAGTCACCCCATTTAATTTCATTACCCATAACACCAGAACCTGCTTGATTCTCAAGTATTCTTTCAAATCTTTCATTGATTTGAATTTCTCTTCTTTCGTTTAATGTTTGAAGATAATTATCTCTTTTTTTAAGAAACTTCATTGTAAAATGATTTAATTTTTTTGTATATATTAAAAAGGAAAGACCTAATTTTTGTTTTTTAATTTTAAATCGATTGTAAAAAACCACAAAAAAATAAAGATTAATTTTTTTTTTATAAAAAAGATTTCAAAATCTTAAAAAATCCACTCTTATTAAAAAAATCGTAAAAAATATCAAATATATAATTTACAAACTCATTTGAAACTATGGGAATTTTAGAATTAAAAACTGGAGATAAGACATACACTCATCCCAGAGAAATCTTGAAAATTTTAGAATCTGAAAAACTTTATTGGTTAATAGACTCGGAAGTAGACGGCGCCAAAATTGAAGTGGTTAAAAACACTGTTATTTGGCACGAGGGAATTTTCATGACTGGAGATTGGAAGTATGGAATTTTTAAAAATGGAGGATTTTACGGAAACTGGGAAAATGGAATATGGGAAGATGGTTACTTTAACGGCAATTGGAAAAGCGGTATAAAAAAATAATTTTATCACTATGAAAAGAAAAAAATTACTTGATACTGAATTATCAGAGATCTTATACTCTGACGAAAAATTAAAAATAACTTCTTATGGTGTAACAACTATTATGAAACTAGAAAAAACAACGATTTTTGAAATTGGAAATGAAACAACTACAGATATAGCAGAAGCTGTTTGCTTAATGATGTCAAAATTAGACAATAATCATAGAATTTGGAAATCTGTAATAAATTCAAATATTGAAGATATTTCACCAGAAAGGTCACTTTATTGGTTAAGTGGTGGAAAATCAGAATGGGACTCTTTAGAAAATTATAAAAAAAATTGGTCCGAATGTTATTTAGACTTTCAAGAAGAATTTGGAATAATTATAATTAATATAATTAAAAAGTCAAAAACACTTATGGATATAAAAAAAGGCTTTAATAAATATTTAAATCTACCAATATTATATGATTTTGCTATAAGTAAATCAATACTTTAATAATTAAAACCCATCAATTTGATGGGTTTTCTTTTTTTATATATAGTGTTATGGAAAAACATTTATTGATATGTAAAAGCCCCTGGTGTAAAGCTCACTTCTATTACACAGAATTAGATATGATTGAGGTAGAAGGTGAAATAATACCACCAAAATATTGTAAAAAATGTCAAAGTTTTGATAAAGAACTTTCGGGAGGAGTTGAATGGATCGATAAACAGTATGAAGGACCGAGATGGGATAATAGACCACATGAGGTTAAATATAAAGTTACAAATTATAAAAGATGAGAGCACATTTTTTTGACTTAAATACAGCAATATCAGTTGATAGTGAAGTTTGGATTGTTTCTAAAACCAAACCCAATCAACCAATATTGAAAATTAATCAATCAGACTTTAATATTATACAGAAAGGAGTATTTAGAAGAACAGGTCATCCCTTAGTTTTTAGTGGTAAAGAGTATTTTCTACCAGAACAACTATTAGATAAATTAAAAATAAACTGTAAAAAATATAATGTCGAAATTACAGACTTAGGTTTTTCAATGCAAGAATTTATGAATCCTGAAATAATTGACACTCTTAATTATAAAATCTGGAAAGAACATTTTATTAATTTGAAAAATTCAAATGATGATATTTACATGATTTGTTCTAAAAACACTAAAAGAAATTATGAAAAATTAATTAACAAATTAGAAAAGTTTCTAGAAGAATTAGGACTTAAAGTAAAAAACTATTATTATTTCTCAGAAACATTTTATAATAGAGATGAAGAAAAAATAGCAAATAGTAAAATTAGACTCATTATACAACACACATTGGGTTTAAAAACAGAAGGTGATAAATTTATCGATAAAGAAATATCTCAATATGATGAGGTTTTTTATTATGATGATGAAAGAGTTGCTATTAAATTAGGTAAACAATCAAATACAGTATTGAAATTTCTTTACGATAACTCGGGAAATGAAGTAAAAGAAAAAGTTAGTTCAATTTTAAAAGATAATTCTTTAAAAATCATTATTAATGAAACTACTTATAATAAAGTGAATAAGTTTGTAGGAACTACTATAGAATTGAAATTAGATAAAATAATAAAGACTTTTGAAAGTTTTAAATATAAATTTTAATTCTTTTTATCACCATCTTTATTTATCATAGCTTGTTTTATCATCTCATTTAAAGAACGATTATCCATAATAGATCCATCCTGTGAAGCCTCTCCTGATTGTAATTCCTCGGATTGTTTGATTTCAGGATTTTCAATTTCGTTATAACCTAAATCTTTTCTTAGTGTCTTATAAAATTTCTCCAATTCTGTTCTTTGACCTGATAGAAATTTCGAATTCTCTCTAATTTGACCAATTGTTTGATTTACTACCTCATGCATTCGTGCTGAATTATCACCATTATCAATCTGTCTCAATTGAGAAAGAAAATTCTTTCGTGTCATTTTTGTAAGAAAAATTGACTCAGAATAAACCATAGCATCTTCCTTCATTTTATTCTTTATGTAAGGATGTTCTTTTAATTGTGGTATATCACTTAAATACAAATCAACAAGAGATTCCAATACATCCATGGACTGTTGCGAAGAAACCGTAATATCCGAATCATAATCATAGATTTCAATTTCTCCTAAATCCGGTAAATCTTCTGGTTTTGCTAAATGTTTTGAAATGTCAAATTCACCACCTTCTGACTGAATTTGGTCAAATTCATCCTGTAATCTGTTTCTTTCTTGTTCTGATTTAGACATAGACGTGGTTTTTTACAATATATATAAAAAATATTGCCGTCTATGGCCGAAATACAAGAAAAACAAATGGTCTTCACAACCAAACTGGTTGATGAAGCAACAGATAAGATAAACGATGGTATTGTTATCAAGCGATATCAAAATCCATGGCTTAAAAGCGAAGTTGGTCTAAGAAGATCTGGTGTAACATTTAGAATGACACCAGATGAACAACAAGAATATATTAGATGTGCGTTAGATGTTCATTATTTTGTTGAAAAATACTGTAAGGTAAAAAGAGAAGATGGTTCGGTAGGTAATATATTTTTAAGAGATTACCAAAAAGAAATACTTGATAACTTTGTTAATAGTAGATTTAACATACTAATGGCCTCTCGTCAGGTAGGAAAAACAATATCTTCTGCTATTTTTATGTTACATAAAATTCTTTTTGATAATGATAAAAACATAATGATCGTAGCAAACAAAGGAGATACTGCGGTGGAGATTGTTGATAAAATTAAATCTATTTATAGTTTACTACCATTTTTTCTAAAACCAGGAATAAAGACTTGGAATCAAAAATCATTGACATTTGAAAATGGATGTCGTATTAAAACATCAGCAAGAACAAAAACACCAGCCATTGGTTTTACGATTGATGTTCTTTACTTAGATGAGTTTGCACATATTCCATCAAACATCATAGAACCATACTATACAGCGGCCTTTCCAACCACAGCAGCCGTTCAAAATTCTAAGATTATTATTACATCTACACCAAATGGTATGAATCTATTTCATAGACTACTAACAGATGCTGAAAGACCCGAAGGAGATCCACAGAAGAACAACTATAAAGCGATGAGGGTTTATTGGTATCAAGTTCCCGGTAGATTCATAACTTACATCAGATTAAACAACCACAAACTTTATGATCATGGACTTACAAAAGAAGATATTTTTGAACTTTGTAAAGAAAAATGGGGAGAGACGACAAAAGTTGAAATGGGTTGGAACTCGGACTTACAAAAAGATATTATCTATGTATTCAATAATGAAACTTGTTCGGATGAAGATGTAAAATCTATATCTATTGAAGACAATCGGGGATTTGAGGTTCCGATTAGGTCTTTATCCGAAATAACCACTTGGAAAGAAGAAGCCATTAAAGACATCGGAGGTGAAGATGCTTTTAACCAAGAATATGGTCTAAGATTTATTAATGCCTCGAAATCATTATTAAACGAGGCCATAATAGATGAGTTGTTAAAGAATAAAAAGAATTACATCTTTGAAGAAATACAAGAATTTGATAAAAGGTTAAAATTTAGTTACTCTGATTTAAAGTGGGTAGATGATGATGATATTTTTATACCAGTAAGAAGAAAAGAATATAAAATTGTAGTATCAGTCGATATTTCAGAAGGTTTAGGTCAAGACTACTCAGTAGTGAATATATTTAAAATATCAAATAAATCAAAAGACGTAATAGAAGTTCAAAAAAATAACTATAAATCATTAGTTGACTTTTTTAAATTAGAACAAATTGGACTTTTCAGAAGTAATATAATCTCAATAAAACAATTATCCGAACTACTTTATCTTCTATGCTTTGAATACTTCAATCCGGAGAATGTAAAAGTAGTATTAGAATTAAATAACTACGGAAATACTCTTTTAGCTGAAATGCCACACGTATTTGATGGTAATAATAACTATGGATCTTCTATATTTGTCAGATACAAACACAGAATAGACTCGACCGAAGAAAAAGTAGGCCTCAAAGTTGGAGAAAATAAAAATATATTAGTTAAAGATTATCAAGACCTAATGTTGTCTAAAGGATTTTCCATAAACAACGAAGATACTATTAGAGAAATCACAACATTTGTTAAACACACAACAACCGCAGGAAATATTAGATATGCTGCTGATGTTGGACATGATGATACTGTAATGACAATTGTAAACTCTACTTCAATTTTTAGTAAAAATGAATTCAAAGAAATGGTTGATGAATTTTCAACAACTCAATTAGACAAAGAATTTCTTCAATACATAAGAGAATGCATGAATAACATAGATTTTGTCGAAGGAGTCGACTATGGACAAGTCCTAAGAGTAAAAAACAATGTTAAAAACACCAACAAATTTAAAAATGGAATGATAAATGGAAATAATTGGTTTGGTAATTCTTAACAATTAACTTCCATAGTAACAGAAAGACCAGATGTTTGTAACTTTTCTTTCATAGTAGAAATAGTATCATAATCACCATACTTAACATCACACTTTCCTTTAAAGTGAACAATATGAGCACATTGATTAGCTTGTTCAAATTCATGACCACAGAATTTCATAAGACAATTGATAACATGATCAAATGTATTGTAATCATCATTATGAAGGTCTAAACGATAAGGCTTAGACAATAATTCTTTTGCTTTACTTTGCGTCTTTTTTTTCGTAATTGTTGCCATATTAGTTATATGTTTTTTTATTGAAATGTTTTTACTGTTTTATTTACTACGTCTACAACAGAAACTATACATAATTGATTTTTAGCCCATTCTTCAAAATGTGGAAGATGGTCAGCTCTATCATCATACATAACAAAATGTCTACATCCTGTTTTTGCAATCATTTTTTCAAATAATTTTGTTTTGTATTTAAAAGTGTCTCCACCCGTATTAAGATAAATCTCATCTAATTCAAAACCATAATGTTCTAATATTTTATTCACACCATCTCTCATACCTGGAACAGTGTCTAATCTACCAGTCGCTAAAATTATATAACCCGTAGGATCCGCCTTCGCTTCTAAATATTTTTTATAAGTCCATTCGTTTTTTGGAGTATCAAATATACTCATATCTAAAGTTTCTACTTTAGACCACCAACCTCTGTAGGGCCAAGGTGTTCCTGTTTTTTCTTGCCAAATCTGCATACCTGGATCAGGTAACATTGTATGGATAAGTGTGTCATCGAAATCGAAGCAATAAAGAGTTTGATACATTGTTAGTTTTAATTTTTCACAAATATATATAAAAAATTTAATTATAGAAAATAAAAAATTATATATAAACAAAAAATTCAATCATGAAAATTGACTTAAAAACTATAGTAATTCTATTTCTTTTAGGTATTTCAATTCTATTTTTCTCAATGTGGTTTTTAAAAGGCACT